CGCTTCACATATTGCTGCCGCAACTTTAGTTACAGAAAGCGAAGGTATTGCAAGTAATGATAATGATACAACACTGCCAACAAGTGCTGCTGTTAAAGATTATGCAGATAGACCCAATAAATTTGTAAATATAATACATAGTGCTTTTAAAGATGATATAGGTACAGATTTGCATTACATACCGTTGCAATCAACAACAGAAAAAACATCTAACACCAATGAAGAAGTTCCTTTTGTTGCACCATATGATGGTAAACTTTTACAGTTGCATTATAGAACAAGTGAAAATACAAGCGGTGCTACCGCAACTTTTTCTTTAGTGCAAATACTAAAAACTGAAAATGTATCTACAGCCAGAAACACTACTCTAGACACACAAACTGCAACAGGTCCACAAAATACAAATGGAGGCAGTAACAATCTGCGTGTTGTTAATTTTGATGCTGATGCTGCTTTTAACGCTGGAGATTTATTAGCTATATCAATTCAACACGATAGTGCTGTTACAAGCTCTACAACTAAATTTTACATAACAACAATATTTGAATATAATATAAGCACACTAACATAATAAATTATGCCATACATAAAAGATAAATATAAAGGAAAAGGGGATTCAATAAGATCTAAATATATTATTAGAAAAGATAATAGTGCTATTCAAGAAAGAGCGCCAGAGGGTATTTCTAACCAGCAACGAGATCAAATATTTGCAGAAAATTTTAGATCTGTTTCAAGTGAATCTGCTAGTGTTCAGACAACACAAAGTTCAGTACAACAAACGAATATTACAACCCCACAAAGAGCTACTATAATATCAAAATCTAATTTAAAAGGTTTTGAAATAACCGCAGCAAATACTATATTAAGAATATGTGTACTAGCAAAAGGAGATACTTTAAAAAATATTATAATTCATAATAAAAATGCTACGAGTTGTACAATTAATATTTATTGGAGTCCTGGTGATCAGTCTTTAGCAACTTTTAATGTTTCAAGTGGTGCAGTAACAAGTTTTGCTGGTATTTCTTTAACAAATCTTTTTGGAGATAGTTTTACATCAAATGCAACAATATCATTAAAAGATTTAATTGATACAACTTATGAAAATGTTGGTAGTGATATAGTTTTTTATGCGGTAGCTTCTGCTGTAGGTCCCAATTTAACTGTAAGTACGTCTCGTGCAACAGACTAAAAAAAGAAGTTTTTGTGTACCAATATGGTTAAGTGATTGGACTTTTAAAGACAGTAAAAATAAAATATATAAACTACAAAATCAAGTAGTTAAAGGTTACACCAAAGAAGAAATATTTAAAAACAAAAGAATTGTTGAAAAGCTTGTTAATAAAATAAAAGGTAAGCGTTCAAAACAAAAGCTTGTTCCCTTAAATTTAACATTAATAAGTCAACACGGATATGGTGTTGAAGAAAATTAAATAGTTTAACAATGTCTTTAAATGATAAAATAAGAGAATATTTATTGCAAAATCCTAATTTGTTACGTAGCAAATATGCAGATACAGCAAAAAAATTTGGAACTAACTATGAACAAATAAGAACAGTTGCAAGAGCGTTAAGAAAAAAAAATCCAGACTCAGAACCTAAAGAAAAAGAAATAATAAATTTTCAAGAAACTAAATCTAATGCTATACTAACAGCTGAAAATTGTACAAGAGTCAAATCATTAGAGGATTTATTAGCTGCATGTGAAGTTGATTTAGATTTGTGGGACGTGGAGAAATATGACATAGGTACTTATGAAGTAACTGGTTTTGATAATGATCGTAATCCTGTTACTGTAACTATGTATAGAACAAAAGCTTGGTTAAAAAAGATAAGTAAAAACTTAAATATAAAAAAGATAAAACAAGAACTTATAGAAGACTTACGCAATTTATCTCCAAAGGTTGCTAAAAAAAATAGAAAAAGACCAAACGACAGAAATGATTTACATTTATTAGAAATATCTGCTTTTGATCTGCATTTAGGTAAGATAGGAATAAAAGGTGATGAATATAGTCTTAAAATAGCTGAAGAACGTCTTTTAAGCGCCATAGAGCACCTTTTGTACAGAGCTAAAGGGTTTTATATAGATAAGATACTTTTTATCGTAGGACAAGATTTATTAAATTCTGATGGTGATTGGCCAATACCAGCTACAACAAAAGGCACACCACAGTTTAACAGTGATTATCACATAGATATGTATAGGACAGCTAGAAAACTTATGATAAAAGCAATTGATATATTGTCTGAAGTGGCCGATGTACACGTTATGGTTATACCAGGAAATCATGATAGAGAGTCTGTAATGCATTTAGGCGACACCTTGGATTTATATTATGAAAAAAATAAAAATGTCAAAGTAGATAACGGTGATTGTTTAATGAAGGCATTACCTTACGGTAATAATCTTATTATATCTGATCATGGTGATGGGCCAAAAACTAATGACCTGCCAGGAATTATAGCCCAAAGATTTAAAAATCTATGGAGTAATACAGTTTATGTAGAAGTGCATAGAGGACATTATCATACTAATAAAGCTATGAAGCTACAAGCTATTGAAGAATTAAATGGTATAACTGTTAGAAATTTATCCTCTATGTCTGCCACAGATTATTGGCACGATAGTAAGGGTTTTATAGGTAATATTAAAAAAGCACAAGCTTTTATATATAGTAGACAAAATGGTTTACAAGGCATACTAAACTACAACGTTACCGTTTAAGTTTTATTATATGTCTATCTATTTTTTTTACCCACTTTAATAAATACCTTCTGTATTTTTCCCAATATCTTATTTGTTTTTGTTTATTCATACCAAACTTTATATACTTTTACACCATTACAAGTGGTACATGCGAGTTCTTTCTTTTTTATTTTTTTTATGTTTTTTTGTTTTGCGCTCATATATTTTGGATTTGAGCTGTTCAATTTTTTCTTTTTTGGCATAATTATCAATATTCTTAATTAATTCTTTATTTAAATCTGTTTTAATTTGATTGTACGTATATACAATAATTAATATAAACGTAAATATAATTATAAAATAAGCTATGTATTGCATTTTTCTATTTTTTCAAGTTCAAATTCAAGGTGCGCTATAGCTTTTTTTATACAATCAACAGGTGTGTCATGTTTTTTATAAGCTCTAAGAAGATATGTAACTGCTGTACCTAAATTATAAGTTAAATCAAAATCTTCTACTATTTTTCGCGCTTCATATTTGTGTATTTTTCCTATGTAATAAGAAGGAATCCTATCATCTACTGTAGTATCTACAACATATCCATTCCTATTTATTTCATAGTAGTGTTCGCTGTGTTTTGTCATTAATCTAATTTAGTTTTAAAGTGATCTATAATTTTATTCATTTGTCTTTTATAAAATAACTCAAAATCTACATACTCCATTTGTCCTGTATCTCCATTAATAGATTTTGGTTGTGTTTTTTCCCAAAGTTTGTATAACACACCACGCATTCTTTGACTAGGTGTTTTTTCATTAAATTCATTATTAGCTGTAGCTTTTTCAACAGCATCTATTTGGTCTTGATTAATTTGATTTGCAGATATTAATACATAACCTGGTTTTTTGATTAAACTAAAAAGATTAACCATAGTCTCGTTTGCCAACTCAGGAGTACCTACGAATATACGTAGGCTCCCGTCAGCTAAGGTGCTAACTTTATCTATACCACCTTCAAATACAACTGAATGTTTCATAATATATCTTCTGTCATTATGTGAATACTTCGTTTTGATTTTTTGTCCAAGTAGTCAAAGCCTTGTCCTGGCCAATAATTATTTGTTACACAATATTTGTATATCTCAAGATCTCTATTGTATAATTCCCTACCTCTATCTATTAGATCATCACCTAACTGTACAATACTTATACTATATGGTTTAGTTTTTTCTACTGCTACAATATAATACTCATCTGCTTTTACAGCGTCCATATAAAATGCTGCTTGTTTGTGATAGTTATATCTTTTGATAGCATTAGCAAAACCAAAGTAAGATGTATCTTTAGTGGTTTTTAAATCTACAATAATATTTCTTTCTTTATTAAATACGTCCAACATACCTTTGCAATTTACATCATATTCTTCATTATGCCAAACAACTATATGTTCTTTTTCTCCATTAGATAATAACTGTACAGCATCACTATCTTGAAATAATTTACTTGTTATCTCCTGTATAGTATCATGATCTTCTTGTGATAATACAGTTTTGAACATATGTTTGTTAGTAAATGCTTCAAAATCTTCTTTTCCTTGCTTCGTTCTTTTGTCAAATTTAGGCATAACTACATAATGTTTGCTGTATTCTTCAGGTTGTAAAACCTGCATGTGTAAAGCAGAACCAAACCTCATAGCCGCAGAAGTTGGCTGCGGATTTTCCATTATGTGTTTAAAATATTCAGGCGATTTGCCTGTCAAATTATTCAGCATACTATTTGTTACATACTCTGTATCAATATAATAGCTGTCGTGATCTAAGTTGTGATTATTTATTTGTTTCATATATTTATTTGAAGACATTAAGACCCTACCGAAGTAGGGCCCCAATGAATCAAAACAAAAACCATGTGAACATGGATAAGAAAGCATTACAAAAGTAATAAATATATTCTTTGCTCCCTATTCTTTCTCTTCTTTGTTTTGAACTTTTTGTTTTTCTTTTAATCTTTCTTGTATGTCTTTCTCTAACTGATCATCTATATCTTGCATCCTTTTTAGTATTTTTTCAGCTTCAGGTATTTGCATACAATATTCTTCTAAACTTTTTCTAAATGAGTCTACTTCCTTTTTAGTAAATTTACCACCAGATGTATAATCTTTGTGCACCCAAGTTAACAAAGCAACTTCGTGTGATCTTAATGCTTCTGACATGGATTTAAGTGTTTCGTTAACTTTTTCTTCAACTTTATACTTTTCACCCATTATTTTAATTTCAATTTTTTTAGTTTTTGATTTCATCTAATTCTTTTTTTAATTGTTTTATTTTAGTTTTAAGTTTATCATTGTTGTCTATTAGTATATCTACTAATTGTTTGTTTCTTTCTAAATCAGAAAGTATTGGTGAATTATAATATTCTGCTAAATTTTCTTTATGTTCTATTAGGCACTCTTCAGCCGCATCATAATATTTTCTTATGTGCGGATATATATTTAAAAAATCTTCTATAGTTTTTAAAGCATGTAAAACAGTTGCATGATTTTTACCAAAAGCTTTTGCAATATTATGTAAAGTCATTCCTAAAGATTTTCTTAATGTATACATCAATACCATTCTTTTTTCTACTAAATCTCTTTTACGTGACTTACTGCATAGTTCTTCAACTGAAATATCAACTTCTTTACCGTAATCAAAAAAATAATCTAAAAGTGTTTGATTGTCTGTCATAACACCTCTATTTTTACACCAGCATTATTTTTATCTACAGAATAAATACCAAAGCTAGGTATTATATTTTCACAGTTGTCATTTTCTACATAGCCATAGTGCTCCATTAAATCCTGTATAGTTTGACATGGATTTATATAATCAAATTTACGCTTTGTGTCTCTAATAAATGTAAATTTTATATTGTAAGGCTTTTGTTTATTTTTTATCAATTGTAAAAATTTTTGTTTGTTTTTAATCCAATCTATTTTTGTTTCTTTTATGTAATTTCTAACTGTTTTGGAATGCACCAAATACTTACCTGTCCATTGTTTACTATTTTTACTAGACGGTACATTCTTTGGTATAAAAATTGCACACATTTCACAAATATAGTAAAAAAAATAAAGAGTTGCACCCATGGTGTTATTACGACAATAATAGGGGAAGTTGGCGCATTTAAGTCTTAAAAAACTATTTAGTAGTTTTACCTGATACCCTAGGGATTTGTTATCTCTTTATTTTATTTTATTTAGAATGGCATATCATCATCAGAAGCCTGTTCATGTGCCATTGCATTTGCTCTACCCCATGAAGCGTGTCTGCTTTTAAAATCAGCCATATCTTCTATACTAAGAGTTTTGTTCATATCATCATTATATGTGCATTTACCGCCTAGTTTAGAAGACCATCTGTATTTTACCGCTGTTCTAATTACAGGTTCTTCTGTTTCTTTATTAATACCAATGTACTCTTCTGATATAAAAGCTATCATTAAGTCTTGATTTATAGCTGCATTCATAGCTGTGCTATCATCACTAAAATCTTTAACACCTGCATTAATTAAGAAATCTTTAATTTGTTTGGTTTTCCATTCTTTTGTAGATGGTTTATCAGATTCTTTTACTACCCAAAATCTACATCTACCTACTTTACCGCTAGTATTTTTTACGGTATATTGTATAAATGGTGATCCATTATAGTTTTCAAGACTATCTGATGTTGTTAGCCCTGTGACTTTACATTGATGAGCTCCTGGCTCAATATATTCTACTTTTTCTCCTTGAGCTTTTGTAGTTGTTGTTGTGTTTAAATTAAAAGGTAATGCCATATTTATAATTTTGCTAATTCTAATATTTTATATAATTTTTCTCTTATTTCTATGTATTGCAATTTATAAGTTTCGTTGTTTTGTCTTAATCTTGCATTGTCTTTTTTATACTCTTGTAACTGTTCTTTTAATTCATCAAATGACGGTTGCAATGGAGTATTAATACTGTTTTTTGGTAATGCAGGTGAATATTCTTGTTTTTCCATTATTTATTGTTTTTAATTTTCCAATTGATATATTTTGTTAGCGTGTCGCCATCAAATATAATTTTATCTTTTTCTGGTGCATAAGGATAATCTTTACCCTTCCATTGTTTAGTTTGTAAAACTTGTATTGGGAGTCTGTATAAGAACCTACCTATACCCCATGATACACATGCACGTTTAAATGCATCTGATACATGACCTTTATCTTTCTCTACATTAGATTCTGATCCTGTATCTGACTTCCATACCCAGCATTCTCCTACAAAGATTCCTACTTTGCAGAATAACAATTTGTTTTCTTCATAAAACATGCTTTGCCAGTTTTCTGGACCACACACTTCATCTAATAAGTCTTGGCAATCTCTAGCGTCTATATACGCTACACAGGTAGTTTTTCCATATTTAGTAGACTGTACACGCCATTTATACGGTAGTTCTTTCTTTAGATCGTTTAAATTCATTTTTGTTTTCTTTACTTTGTTTTTTTATTTTACTAATAGCTGCAGCTGCAACTACAAATTTTACAAAACGCCTTATCATTACGTTCTTACCTCTTAATAATAGGGTAATACCTATTTCTTTAAATGTAAGAATAAGAACTTCTTTGACAAGTTTTTTGTTAATACCTAGATCGTAAGCAATCTCGTTAATTATAGATTGAAGCTTAGATTTTTGCTTATCTTTCTTATTCATTATTAAGCAAATATACTAATTTTTATTTATCATTAAAAATTTGAACAGCTAAATAAAGGGGTACTATAATCATTACTGCTACGAACAAACTAAGCATAAATCGCCATGTAAAATATATAATTACGGCAAGAATAAATGTAGCTATTATTGGATATTGTTTTATAATATTGTATTTATTCATAATCAATAAATTTAGTTATTGAACTTTTAAATTTTAAAGTAACTTCGCCCACACCAATATTTCTACCTTTTGCAAATATTATATTAGCAGTGCCTTTACTTTCTTTGCCATTGTCATTGAACTCAATACCATAGTATTCAGGTCGGTATATTAACATTACAACATCTGCTGCTTGTTCAATTTCTCCTGATTCTCTAAGATCAGCAAGTGTTGGCTTACTATTGTTGCGCATTCCAACACCTCTGTTAAGCTGACTAAGCGCTATTACAGTTATATTAAGTTCTTTTGCTAGATTTTTTAATGTTCTAGCTACTTTACTTACTTCCTGTTCACGGCTACCAGCTTTATTTTTAGAACTAACTAATTGTAAATAGTCAATCATTACTAATTTAACTTTTTTTGTTTTAACATATTCTTTTATTCTGTGTACAAGATATGATAATGATGTTAAATTACCTTCATCTATATTCAAAGGAATTTTTTCAATTTCACTTATAGATTTATGTATTTTTTTAAGTTCATCATTATTTAATGTACCATTAGTTATGTATTTATTATTTATTTCTGACTCCATAGAAGCCAGTCTTCTTATTAACTGCAGGGCCGACATTTCGTAAGAAAATATTACAGTAGGTGTATTTGTAAATTTAGCTGCATTGTATGCTAGCGCTAATGCAAAGCTTGTTTTACCCATAGATGAAGCACCTCCTACTATAATAAGATCTGTTTCTTGCCAACCCCCTGTAAATCTATCAATATCTTTGAAACCTGAAGCAATACCTAATAAACCTTCTGTGTTCATACGAACCTCTACGTCTTTTAAAAAGTTTGTTATTTGTTTGTTTATATCTCCAAGTTGTTCAGGTTGTCCTATTTGCAGTTTTGACATCTGATCTGTCAATTTACCTACAATTAGTTCAAGCTCTTCATGATTTGATAATTGATTATGTACATCATGTACAATACCTGTTAAAGTTCTTTTTTGAAAATTTTCTGTAAGAACTCCTATACACGTAAAAGCTTCCATAAAATCAAAAGCTTTTTCTGTCATATATGATAATTCAACGACTACATTTTTACCTTTAATTAATTTGCCTACAGTTAATAAATCTATAGTTTTATTGTTGTCATGTAAACTTATTAGAGCATGAAAAGTTGATCTATTAAAATCATCCTCAAATAAGTCTACATGTAATAATTTGTAAAACTTGTCAATTAATTTTGGCTCTACTATTAATTTACCAAGAAGAGTTTGTTCTATATCATAGTTGTTCATTTTGATTTTTGTTTGAACCAACAAATATATAATTATTTACGAAACGATCGTCTTTCGTCTTCCATCATTTCCAAATAATTTTCTCTTTGTATAGCTTCGTACTCATAATCTTCAATAGCTTCACAGCCTTCACCACAATATGTACATATGCACTCTGATTCATCTACTCTTTTTCCACAGCAATTGCTTACCATGTCGTATCCGTAACCATCATCTACAGGGTTACTTAGCTTCCATTGATCGTAGTTCATTTTTTTAATTTTTTTGTGCTTCTGCTAATGCAAGCATTTCTTTAGGCGAACCATCAAATATAATCTTTTTTGCCCAAACATCATATGCACGAATACAAACTTTACCTTCTTCTTCATAAATGGTGTAAGTGTATTCTTCGCCACAATCTGAATCGTTTGGTTCATGTATGTATATATTACCGATACCATCTTTAAAATGTGTAATTAGTTGCGCTGCCAAACATCCCATACCATTCGCAGAACGTTCAGGAGTATCAGGATTGTAACCATTAACAACATTAAAGTCTTGCAAA